GCTTCTGCCACTTCTTGATCTGAGACCAGAGGCGGCGCTCCTTCGCGACGGCCTGAGTACCGAGGACGGCGATCACTTCTTCACCTCGATCCCCAGCAGCCTCACCATCCGCTTCGTCTCCAGGCCGTTCCCGGCGATGACGATCACCCGCACGAACCGCGGGTCCGCCATCAGCGCTGCACGTACCGTCTCCGCCGTCTGGTCGATGTCCGCCTGCCCGGTGAGAAGGAGTTCGGGGCCAACGACTCCGGGGGCGTTTCCGCAGACCACGCCGACCACATCCCACTGCTTCTCGGTGAAGGTCTCCCGACAGGCGCTCAACGCCTTGTACGCTATCTGGGGCGCCGAGGCCCCGTCTACCGTCCAGGTCTCTACGCGATCCCCCTTGTCCTTCGTCTGGACCAGGGCGCGAACGGTAACGCGCAGGGCCGGAGGCTCGGGTTCGGGTTCGCGGCGCTCCCGCAGATACCAGCCTCCCGCGGCTCCCGCCGAAGCTACGACGGCAACTCCGGCGACAAACAGCAGCGCGCTCTTGAGGGTCATCCTGCGGTTCCTCCTACGTCGATCTCGTCCGGCCATTCGTCCACGTACAGGCCGAGTCTCCTCGCCGCCGCCTTCGCGCGCCGGTTCAGGTCCGCGCGGTCGAGGCGGGCGGAGGGGATGTAGGGTGACAGATGATGCGCGCAGCACGGGTGCCCAAGCGGCGGGTTCATCGCCCGCGCCTGGTCGAGGCTCCCCCAGAAGCCGGGGATGGCGGGGTACGCCTTGCCGCTGATCGAGAGAATGCGACCCTGCAGCACTCGGCACGTCTCGCAGGTGCGCAGTATCTCCCCGCCGATGACCTGTACGGTGTCTACGCCGATCTCCCCGCACCGCGCCAGTTCCGCCGCTTCGAGGGCGCGCGCCCCGACGGTCCGGCTGCACATATCCGCGTACCAGGCGAGGTCCCAGTTCCTCCCGGCCTTGTCCACGAACCCCTGCACGCCCTGGTCCGCGTACATCTTGAGCATCCGCGTCAGCACGTCCCCCGAACTCTCGCCCGCACCGATCCCCTCGATGGTGGCCCGTGCCTGTACGCGGCGGTACACGTCCCCGTACCGTTCGGCCTGGTTCGCGCGGCAATCGGTGAGATTGCGGAGGAGACCGCCTACGCGCTTGCCGTGCTCATCCACGCGACCGCGCACGAGTTCGTCGGCGATCCGGCGCGCTGCGTCGTCGTGGATTCCCTCGAAGTCCGCCTCGGGTAGCCTCACAACGCCTTGCAGCTTCGTCAGCTCGTCGGTGAGCTTGATCCCGGAGGAGTAGGCCGTGTGCGCGAACTCCGCCGCGAGTCCGTTGCGCCCAGGCGGGCCGACGACCTTCCCGCCGGCCTCCCTGATCGCACGGTCAACGCGGTCCATCTGGCGGCTGACGAACCGGGGCGTCCAGCGCTCACCCAGGCCCGCGTCCAGGTACGACTGCAGCTTCGCCGCCAACTCCACGTGGACGACGTTGAGGCGGGCGATGAGTTCGGCGGCGGTGGCGTCAGGCACCGACCCTCTCCCTCGTGTTCGGCGCTCCCATCTCCAGCCCGAGCACGTCCTGCGGGCCGACGGTCGCCCTCTCGGCCTTGATCCGGTCCACTTCGGCCATGACCTCCTCGTCCGTCCAGGTCGGGTGCAACACGCGCAGGGTCGTCTCGGTGGACTGCAGTTCGGCTCCGTGCAAGAGCACGGCTTGCTGCGCGTCTTCGAACTCGTCCGCCGGCAGGCCATCGCCGAACTGCAGCGTGATGTCGCGCGGGTATAGCGGCTTCGGGCGCTGCTTTACGTCGGCCAGCGGGTAGAGCGCCCCGAGCTTCGTGGCGATAGACAGGACGCGTTTGACGCCCGGCTCCCAGGTCAGGCGCCGGCGCCCGACCGTGCCCTGTGTTTGCCACTGCGACAGGCGAATGGCCCGACCGCTGAGGGGGCCTCCGACCTCGGGCGGGATAATGGCGGCTTGGTCGATCCCGGCGAGGCTACAGCCGAAGCGCACGATCTCCCTGATCTCGGCCTCGGCCTGGTCCAGCCGCCCGTCCCACGTCAGGTACATCGCCGGCACGCTGCCCGCACCGACATCCGGGAGCGGGATGGCTCGACCGCCGGAGACCTGCAGCTTGCCGTCTTCTCCTACGAGGTCGGCGCGGACGGCGATCAGCGGGTCGGCGTGCTTGTCCAGGACGTGCGCCACCTGCGTGCGGCGGTTGTTCAGTTCGTTCTGCACCGGAAGCAAGCGCGCGTAGTCGTCGATGCCGAAGAACGCCGAGGGGTCGTCGATGTTCGGGACGTGTACCACGAGCAGTTCGTCGATCCCGGTCGGTTGTTCGGGCTTCAGGCCGGCGGTGATCGGCAGGTCGGTGAGCGCTAGCTCGTCGCGCAGCGGGTTGAAGCGCTTCCCGTCCGTCAGCCTCCAGAGGCGGTTCGTGATCCACGCTTCGCCGCCGCGCATCTCGTGTTGCTCGATCAACAGGTAGGACCGCTTCTCCGTCCCTTGCTTGACGACCAGGACCTCCCAGAGCTGCGCGCCCACCATCCGCTTGTTGTTCAGCGGGTCGGTGAGCGGGATGAAGTGCGACGGGTGTACCCAGTCTACGATGACGCGCTGCTCGTCCCCGTCGTAGCGGACCTTCAGCACCGCGTCCCCCGAGTAGCTCGCGGTCTGCGCGCCCTGGAGGAGAAGCCGCCCGAGTTGGTTGTCGTCGTACAGGAAGTCCAAGAACTCCTGCGAACCGCTTGCGTCGGGCGGCTTGGCGACCACGCCCTCGGCGAAGAGGCGCCCGGACAGCAGGTCCGTCACCGCGGCGCACAGGTTGAGTTGCAGGTAGAAACGCCGCTCCGCACTGACCGGCGCGAAGTACTTCACCAGCTCAGGCAGTTGCGGGTGCGTCCGGTACAGCAGGCGGTTCGCCTCGTAACGCTGCAATCGGTCGCGTTCCGACTGCGGCGGCCAGGCGATCTCTTCGCGGGCGCTCAGGACCGTGCCGGCGTCCATCATGCGTTCTCCCAACCAAGCGCCGCCGGCGCGAAGGCCTCGGCCAAGGGCGCTCAGGGCGTTGTCTACGATTCTCATGTCGCTGCCTGCTCTCCGCGGTAGCGCGGGTCCATGTAGCCGCCCCACATGCGGGCCGCGGTCACGTAGTAGGCGTGGGCATGCCGCAAGTGGTCGGGTCCCGTCTTCACCCAATACTCCTCCGGCCTCCCGCGTGCATCGTCCTTTGTCGCGCGCTGCATGTTCGTCAGGTGCGCGACGAGCGTCTCCTTCAGCTCGTGGGGCAGCGCCGGGAACACGTCGCCTTGCGGGTCGAGGAGGAGGTCGCGGCTTACGTCAAGACAGGTCGTGCGGTGCAGATACACTCGGATGTCGCGCGCCGGGACCTCGAACCACAGGCGCCCGGCGTCGCGGATCGTGTAGAAGGCCATCTTGACTCGACCGGGGAAGGCCGCCGCGACCCGCTGGCCGAGGCGCTCGTTCCGCTCGGTCCCGATCACCAGTCGGCGCACGTTGAGGGAACGCATGGCCGCCATGAGTTGCCGCTCCGCGCCGTGCCCCGATCCGTCCTCGCGGAAGCGTTGCACGCTCACGATCTTGCCGCGCCCGTCTCCGGCGATGAAGTCGAGCGCCTCGCCCTCGTCGCAACCCGCGAAGGTCGCCGTCGCCGAGTGCAGGGTGTTGGGCCAGTCGCCGAAGCGGAGGTTGTCGCGCACGATCTGTTGTTCGCCGGACACCCAGGGGATTCCTACCGTGTCCTGGACGGCCCTGGCCTTGTTGTCCGACCCGTTGATCCGTTCCGCGATCCGGGCGGCCCCCAGTTCCGGCGGCATGATCCCCGTGATGTGGTAGCCCGCGACCTCGGCGTTGGCCGGCGCCCAGGGCACCCACTCGCCGGACTCGATCCACTCGCGCTCGACCGGCGCCTTGCAGCGGTAGCAGCGCAGGAGGCCCTCGCTCAGGTCCAGGTGCTGCCGCCAATCCTGCCAGCCGTCCATCGGCGCGAAGACCTGCTCGAAGCCGCAGGCCCCGCAAGTCCACATCCACTCGTTCTGATCGCTCTGCGCCCAGTCCTTCGAGATTCCGAACCCCGGAACGCTGGGCGTGCTGAACCTGTAGCAGCGCACGTCGGTGCTGGCCTGCGTCCGGCTCTGGTACTGCTCCAGGATGTCGGGGTCCGACTTGTCAACCTCGTCGTGGCAGAGGCCGTCCGCCGGCGTGCTACTCGCGGCGCGTTCGGTGAAGGTGCCCTTGAAGTGCCACGTCCCCAGCAGCAGCCCCGAGTCCGGGTCGCGGAACTGCCGCGCGCGCGCGTTCTCCACGTCCAGCCGCGCCGCCAGGAAGGCCGACGAACCGAGGATCGGTTTCGCGCGGAGCTTGCTGAAGTCGTCCACGTCCGTCTGCGTGGGCATGGTGTACATCCACGAGGGAGGCAGGCCCTTCGCGAAGACGATCTGGTGGGCGACCTTCGCGAGGTTCGTGGTCGTCTTCCCGGACTGCGCGCAGGCGACCTCGACCATCTTGCGGCGCCGGTCGCGCATGATCGCCGGCAGGTACGGGCGGTGCCGGTACGAGAGGCGGGTCCCGCGTTCCGTGCGCATGTAGGCCAGGGCGAAGTACTTCTCGTCGTCGGGGGCCAGGCGCTCCCAACGCGACTGCAGGGCGGCCATCGCCTGCCTCATGCGTCGCGGGTCAATCGCGCGTTCAGCCTTCCGAGCCGTCGTCTCGGGCAAGGTCCTCGAACTCCTCTGCGAGCTGCTTCGGACTGAGTGATTCCAACCCGCCGATGTCGATCTGTACGGGGCCGCCGCCGCGTCCGGTGACTTCCTGCGCCTCCCGCTTCGTCACGACGTACTGAGCGGCGGCGATCTTCTCGGTCTCGTCCCCGGCGCGGGAGTAGGCCAGCGAGGCCGTCGCGAGGTCGTTGCCCGTCTCCGCCTTCGCGGCGATCCGCTTCTGGTGACCGAACAGCAGGGTCCTGCGCTTGATATACAGGCCGCGCTTGTCGATCCCGTCGTTGTCCGCGACTTCAGCGATAGCCTTTGAGCAGAACGCGAGTGACCGCTCCGCCCAGTGGTGATTATGCGGGCCGGACGGTGCCTTCGGATGGTCGGCGTGGAACTTCTGATTGGTCAGTTCGGCAAGCACCAGAAGGCTTTCCACACCCTCGGCAAACTGCTCGTAGGCATACCAGCGGCACTGCTCAGAGCGGCAGTCCCCCTGGGCCTTTGCGGCCGCCGAGTGGCCTTCTTCGCCCTCTCTCCGCGGCGCC